ATGGTAACGTACGAATCGGTGGGATGTTCAAAAGCATCGAGCCAAATCTCTACGTCAACTCTAGCCGCCGAATCTGGTATCCGGGCGTATCTGCTTGGACAGAACTCACAGGCCCTAGCAGTAACCCTGCTTTTTCCGCAGGAGCTACTAGCTCGTTTCTAGCGTCTAGTGAGTGGGTGGATCACATCTACGCTACTAACACTAGCTACTCTAGCCCGATTAAAATTTACAAATCCGCTACAGGCTACCAAGTCAGAACCGCCGGACTTCCCGATCTTGCAAGTTCGCCCACTCTGACTGTGCCCGGAACTTACCAATACACTTTCACCGTGACTGCGGCGAACGCTACAGCAGGAGCGACATACACTAATAACGGCGTCACTTATACAGTCGTAAATACCATCGCTGCTGGTACTACGCTTGTGATGACTGCGACATCATCCACTATCCCAACTGGCAGCTCGCTTGTTAAAGCTACTGGTACAGGGGATGCGACGATTACGTTTAGTTCTGTTGTTTCACCGACAAATAACTACATCTACGCGTTTCACTATTTCTATCAGTACAACACAGTCGATACGCAATACGAAGACAACGGCCCGGTGACTTATGTTGCTCTTAACAACGTAAATGAGCCATCGGTTCGTAACGTATCTGTCAGTACCATTCCTGTAATTTCTAACGGATCAACACTCAACTACGACACCGCTAACATCAAGGTCTACATCTATCGCACGATCAACAACGGACTCACTTTTTATAAGATCGGAGAAGTGACCAATGGTACGACCACATTTACTGATAACTTTGCTGATTCTGCAATCCAGAACAACCTGCTTTTATACACTAACGGAGACATTGTTGACTACGATCCTCCCCCGCTTTGTAAGTACATTCACATCGTAAATGGCATCGCATATTATGCGAACATCAAAGAAGGCAGCGAGTTCTTTACCAACCAAATACGGCAGTCTATTCAGGGCGATCCTGATGCATGCCCAGCGGGCTTCACGATTGACGTACTTGAAGAGATCGTTGGGCTGTCCTCTTACAACGACAACCCGCTCGTGTTCACTAAAAAACGAGTGTACCGCTTAAACGGCCAGTACGACGAAATCGGACAAGGCCAAGTGACGTTTGAAGACATCACAAAAACGGTAGGGTGCATGAGCCATAACTCCATCGTTCAAACACGTTTTGGTGTATTTTGGGCGGGAGATGATGGGTTTTATTGGACTGATGGGTTTAACTTTAAAAAGGTGTCAGACTCGATCAACGAACGCTATAAGCAGTTAGTGCTCAATAGCACAAGACAGTCCCGCATTTATGCAGCATACGACACCACCGAGAACAAGATCCACTGGGCTTGCACTTCTGACAACAACGCTACCGATAACGATGCGTTTTTCACACTTGATCTTCGCTGGGGGATTTCAGATGTTTCCACATTCACCACTCGTGTGAACGGAGATGCGTTTGCTCCTACTGCTATCATTTTCTATAACGGCCAACTCATCCGTGCTGACCGTAGAGGCTATGTGTTCAAGCACTCAGCCTCTTACACTACTGATCCAAATATCGACACCTTATCGGCGTATTCGACATGGTCTAAAAAGACCATCGTCCCTCGCTACGTTTCTACCATCTTCAACTTCGGTATGCCCATGGTTCGTAAATGGGTTCCGAAGATGCTCCTATCCATGCAGAACGTAACTAACGTATCGGTGCAGATCAGCTCCACGAATGATGACAGTAGTGCTGCGAGAGATTTGCTTCAGATCCGATACCGGGGGAATGTGCTCTGGGGCGACCCAGAACCGATTTGGGGGGAAGAAACCCCGCTTTGGAGCTACTTCAATCTTATTGAAGAAATGCGCCGTTTTCCCGCAAAGTCTCTTCGCTGTTCGTTTAAGCAAATTGAGATCACGCAAGCGTTTACTAACATCTATAACTCCGATACCTACGGTACGGGTACTGTGAACTCGACCGCTAAGACGGTGGACATCTCAGGCACTTGGCCGCTCGACATCATGGATTACTACATCACCTTTGAAACCGATGGGTATGTTCGTGAGTATCAGATCACCACACGAAACGATTCAAACACTCTTACTTACCTCGACCCCGCTACTCAACAAGTGTCCGGCGCTGGGGTAAAATGGCTCATTCGTGGTTATCCTAAAGGGGAGATTTTCAACATTCTCTCTTACATCCTCTATTACGCTCCGCTCACTGATCAAAGTTACAAGACCTACCGAACCGAGCAGGACTCTACCGGGGGTAACGCATGAAGCGGAAACTCTATGTATCTCAGATTGAGGACGTATATACTCAGCAGAACTTCAAGACCTTTGGGGAAATCTTCAACACTTCCCCATTTTTGAAGGGGCAGTGGCGGTTTATTGAGTTTGAGGTGGATGCCACAAAAACGGGGCTTAAACTAGCCCACAACTTGCCGTTTACTCCCGCAGATGTGCTTGTGACATCCGTTATAAATGGTACACTAAATTTAAAATACGCTCAATTCGATGACACGTTCATTGTATTTGACGCGACTGTAACCACCGCACCGATGACCGTTCGGGCGTTTATTGGAAGATATACGGAGGATACAATTAGTGTATAGCCCAACATACGCAGAACTTAAATCGTACCTGCAAAAAGAACTCGATCTTGAAGATGAAACATTCATCACCGATGATGAGTTTCTTTCCTATTTCAACGAAGCGGTGGATATGGTGGAAGCGGCAATCCATAACATCTACGAAGACTACTTCCTGACGATGGCTGCTTTGCCGATCACAGCGGGGACTGCTGCGTATAGCTTGCCATCAGATATCTACGCTCAGAAGATTCGGAAAATTCTTTATAACGACAATGGCAGTCTCAAATATGAGATCCGCCGAATCAAACGCCTTGAAGATACTCTTTACATTGAACAAGCGGATTTGTACGCATATATTCTGATGAACTCAGGCAGTGCGGGCATGAAGGTCAACTTCTTTCCGACTCCGCAGGATTCAAACTCAAACATCAGCGTTTGGTATCTTCGTAACGCTAAACGCTTTACTACGGATACAGATGTTTGTGACATCCCAGAGTTCACTAGCGTTGTGGTTCAGTTTGTACGCTATAAGTGTCTCACTAAAGAGGGACACCCAGATGCGGCATCTGCGGCGCAAGACTTAGAGAGAATGAAACAAGAGATGGTTGATACACTGACCGCTCGTGTTCCAGATGAAGACAACACAGTGTTGAAAGATACCACCTTCTATCGCGACTTTGACGATTGGAGATTTGGGGGAGGATTTTACTAATGGCAGATCCAGCAGGAGCATTTATTCCGGGTTTCGGCCCACCGAAAACGCCTAAGCAAATTGAAGAAGATAAATCCGCTGCTTTAAAAGAAGCGGAATATAAAGCTCAACTTGCCGAAACTAAAATGAGAGAGGCGCAAGCAAAATCAGGTAAATTTGAGCAAAGGTTAAAAGAAGGGCCAAAACTTCAATATAACCCTATTGAAGAAACAGTAGGCCCAGATGGTAAAAAGACAATAGGTCTTCGTAAAGAACTTAGAATGTCTGGCCCAGAGTCTTATGTTCAAGCAGAGCGTGAAAGGCTCCGTGGACAACAAATGCTTGGCCTTGATGATCTTCAAAGACAACAAGCGCAGGCTCAGGCCCAACAACAAGGTCGCCTTGCTCAGTACGGACTCAAGGGTGGAAACCGTGCTTTGATGGGTCGTTACTCTATGAGAGACGCTTTGATGGCTCGTCAAGGTCTTGGTCGTCAGTTCCAAACTCAAGCAGGGGAGCTTGAAGCAAGAGGGATGCAGCTTGGAAGAGAGACTGAGCAAGCTAACATTGGGGCACTCGGCAAGGCTATTGCTGGGGTAGAAGATTTTGAATTAAAAAAATGGATGAAAGAAAAAGAAGTCGAAGCTGCTAGGCTTCAAGCTGAGGCAAGTAAACCTCAAGATACAGGTGGAGGATGTTGCTTTATATTCTTAGAAGCACGATATGGAAATGGGACTATGGATTCAGTAGTTCGTGCATTTAGGGATGAACAACTAACCGTTAGAAGACAACGTGGATACTATAAACTAAGTGAAGTTCTTGTACCTCTAATGAGAAAATACTCGGTTATTAAATTCTTAGTGAGGTTAACTATGACTGATCCATTAGTTATGTATGGAAAAGCATACTATAACAAAGGATCTAAACTTGGATTTTTACTAAAACCAGTAAAAGATTTCTGGCTGAATACTTTTGATTATCTTGGGCAGGATCATAAATTTATCCGCGCTAATGGTGAGGAAGTATAGTGCAATTAGTTCAGATACCTAAATCAGAAATTACTAATGAATTATTAGAGGTAGTTCATAAATCTATTTTTGATTTTGAATTACCTTATTCATATTTTAGGTATGACCTTTGTCTAGCAATTAAGAATGACAAAGGTGATTTGGTATCTTATGCGTTAATTCGTGAAATATGCTCAGATACAGTTGAACTAGCTTGGGGAGGGACTTGTAAAGAATTTAGAGGTTCTGCATCCCTTCGTGCGTTAAGTATTTTTTCAAATGAATGTTTGAAACAATTCAAAACTGTCACATTTCAGGTATGGAATAAAAATCATAAAATGCTTAAATTAGGATTAGGTGCGGGGTTTGATGTTGTTGGATGCCGACAATCCCCAAACGGCGGAGTGTATTTAATTTTGAATAAGGAAAGGGAATAAAATGGCAGCACCATTATTGATTAGTCCGTGGGTACTTGGGGGTTTAGTAGCAGCAAACGCTGGTATGGGTTTGATGAAATCTGCGGAAGCTAAAAAACAACGTGAA